ATTTATCCTCTTTATCTATCTTTTGTTTTTCGGCTCTAAATACATCCCTATTAACTTTTAAAGCCTGAGATATACTTCCAGTTGTAAAAAAGGTTGTCAAACCAGCCCCCATAGCTTTTAAGGTTGCTGGAAATTCATTTGCCAAATCAATTAAACCACCTAATAAATTGTTAAAAAATATTTTAGCCTTAGATGAAATAATAGTAAATTCTCCACCAAATTTTGTAAATGATTCGTTTAGTTCCGACTGACTTTGTTCTAATTCTAAATTCGTTTGGAATAATATTTCTTGTTGCGTCTGATATTTATTAGTCGACTTTGTGACCTCGTCTGTATTTTTTAATATTTTTTCTAATGATAAAATGTAAGCCAATCCAGCATCTTCACCAGCCGCGCCAAAAACATCTGCAATTACGGTTTGTAATTTATTCCCAGCAACTGAGGTATCGCCCATTTTACCACTAACACGCGCTAAAGCTTCTGCGGTTGTGATTGAACCGTTATTTAAATTCTCAAATAATTCTCCTGTAAATTCTTCGCCAAAAGCACCAACCAAAGCATCCTTTGAAGTCTTTGTTTGTTCTCTAATTCTTAATCCAAATTCCTTAACAACGTCTAAACCTTTATCTGAATAAATACCTTGATTAGCTGCTGAAATTGCAATGGCTAAATAGTCTTTTATACTTAATCCAGCGGCTGCAAATTGCGTAGGGTATTCCCGAAGGTTGTCTAAAAATTCGCCGTTTGAATCCGCGCCTTTTCTGAATCCTATTTCAACTGCATCTAAAGCCTCGCTAAAACTTATTCCTAATGCTTTACTTGCGCTGTTGGCTGCTATTGTTATCTCATTGACATCCTTTTTATATGTCGTTGATATTGCTTTTGACTTGCTTACAAAGTCACTTAATACATTTCCAGTTGCTCCAGTAAATGCGCCTACTTGATTAGATAACTCTTTTGTTTCAGCAACAGATTCATTTATACTTTGAAATATTTCACTTATGCCACTAAAAACGGTTAAAGCTATTCCAATCGCCCCTAAGGATTTATTAAACGCTCCCGTTGTTGCGCTTAACCCTGTTATTCCCTGAGATAAACCACCAATTAAACCAGATACTTGTCCAACTGTACCGCCTAACTTTGGGAAGAATTGCCCCAATGCCTCGGTATAACCTCCAACATTCCTTTGAAATTGTCCAACGGTTGCGTCAATTCCCTTTAATTTTTTATCTAAAGCATTGATTGATACTAATAAATCTTTTGCCTCCTGACTTGATTCCTGTTCTGCGGCCGCTAAATCCTTGTATCTTTTCCGCTGGTCATTTAATTCCTTTGATAAACGGCGGTAAGCCCCTTCGCTTTTATCAATGCCCGCGATTTCTTCCTTTCTTAGCTTTATTTGTTCACGTGTAACATCGTTAACAAGTGACTGAGCGGCTTTTAAATCGACTAACTTTTTTTCAAGTTTCTTGATTTCGTCAACGTCCGAGGTCTTTTTTAATTCGGAATTTAACTCAGCAATCTGCCTTTTTAATTGCGTTGCCGTTTCAATCGTTCCCGCTAATCCTTCTATCTGGATTTTAAAACCTATTACCTTTTCAGCCATTATATTTTTATTTTATTAATGACATCTTTGAGGTATGCCATATTAATAATATATTCATCGTTTTGCAAAACACCGCGTATCAAATTTAAATGAATCATTGAAGCCTTTTGAGCAAGGTAAAACACGCGCCCTGTTTCCTCAATTTCATCGTCAAGAATGAAGGAAGAATAAAATTCAAGAAATATCTTTTTGCCTAATGCCTTTTTATCTTCCATTATCCTTTTGTTACACCGTTTACAACTACTTCATAATTTGCCCCATCGTAATGAGTGTTTGCATTTATTCCAATGGTTGAACCACCAATGATATATTGAACGGTTGGTATTAACTTTTGCCCGTTCATGAATACAAGTACATTTGCATTTGTGTTACTTACCTGAGTGATACCCGAGTTAGGCGCAAGTACCAATACGTTTGTCATTGAGTTAAGGAACGGCGTGTAAGATAATTGAATATTAACCGTTGCCCCATTTGCACCTACTAAGCCGCTGCCAGATCCTGTTACCGTTCCTGATTGAGGCGAAGCCCCAGCAAGTGTAATTGTGTTGACAACTTTTGTCAAATCGTTTTCGTTTGGCTTTTCGTCGTATAATAAAACCGTTTTGGCTGGGCTATTGGATTTTGGATTGTACTCCAAACTTTGAATAATAAAGTTAGATGAACCAATGATTCCCTTGCGCCTGAATGAAAGCTGCGTTATATCCTTTGGTTTCCATTTCGCAAACGTCGTGTAAACTTTGCCAAGTTCTATTCGCTTGTAAGTCTGGAGATGAAAGGTTTTAAAAACGCCTTGCATTACGTTTGTGTAATTTGTAACCTCGTCGCTAAATGATAAATTAAAATCTGCACCGCTCGGGTCATTGTAATTTACCATGAAGGCGGCAGGAAAATCAAAAGCCGAAGCCGCTGAACTTGTCTCATCAAATAATCTTACATAGCCATCTAACCCCGCACGCCTTCCAGCGTAATAAAGCAAACGAGGCGCAAGGTTATAATTTGGTTCAGCATCGGTGACCGTGTTATAATCGTCACCAAAGACAAGTGGCATTTGTGCCCCGTATGTTCCTCCTGATGTTATTTCGACGTCGTTAATGTGAATGGCTTTTGCGAAGAACTTTGTATAAATAAATTCAATACCGTTTTCAAATCTATCCTGAGGGAAGTTGTAACCGCCTGAGTAAATATTTACCCCTCTTCTTTCTTCTTCCTTGTTCGTCGTATCGTCATCTGTGGCGTATGCCAACACTTGACTTGATTTGTAGCCGTCTAAAACTTGAAAGTCTGAGCCATCAATGTCACGCGTATTTAAATCGTACTTGTTTGAGCCTTTAAAGAACCCGTCAAAACTTGTAAGGCTTGCCGCTCCTGTGCTATTTGCCCGATACCTTATTGTATAATCGTCTTTGGGATATGCGTACACTTGCTTATTTAATACGTCTGTCTCCCATGCAAGATTAAAAACGGTGGTTAAATCTGCTATAATGTCCCGAACGTACCATGAAATAGGTATAATGTATTGAAGGTTCACCGTTTCGCCTGTTTCCAAGCCCTCTTTTTCTGCGACAACCGACAAAGAACCCGCAATATTTAAACTAAATGTAACATTTTCGTATCTCAATCTAAGTTTCACGGTATCGGTTGCCACTAAATCGCCAAGAAATTCAAGGAGAATTGAATCATTTAGGCTTGTTTCATTGGTTAAATCATAGGTTGAAACATTGTTTCCATTGACTTCAAAGAACAAAATAAGCTCTGCAAATTGGTTTATATCACCAATGGAAGCCGTTAAGGTTACATTTAACTCAGCCGCAATGTCATACAAGGCATTTATTGGAACGGTATAAACGCCGCCTGTGTAATTGCCGCCTGTGTCAAAGTTCGGTGACGTTGTTTCATCGGTGAATGTAATATCAACCGTCCCGTAATCACCAGCCGAATAAACAAAACTTGAAGGCGTTGGGTTGGAAGCCCTGAGGTTTACAAAGTCCTTAATGTAATCCGCGTCAAGGTTTAAACCCATTGGAATAATCAAACGGTTAAAAGGATCGGTTTTAAAAATGCTATTTAATTGATAACCCTTGTTTGCAAAAGCCTTTTCCAATATTTGCCAAATGAAAATGGCTGGACTTAACTCATTGTATAAAATGTATGTTTCGTTTTCCCATGCCTTCCACTTCATCAAGATGAAGCAATACTCAGCCGTAACAGGATTGTAATTTGCCTTTACCGTTGTTTCACTTACCTCAATTGTACTCCAACCCAAATCCCTTACAAGGATATTACCCACGTCGGAAAACCAATCTGCATTGTTTCCAATCAATGATACCTTGAAATTTGAGGCAACGAAACCTGAATTGATTGCCAGTAAATCTGCTCCCTCCAGCCTTGCTTTTCCTGTGAGAATTGGAACGCCGTCGGCTTCGAGCCTTGCAGATAATAACTTGTAAGCATTGGTTACAATCGCCCCAGCGTCGGTTATATTTTGAAATATGTTTACGTTTGTCTTTGTTGCTGGAAGAGTTACATTTCTTTTTGAATGAGCACCCGATATGTTTCCGAGTTCAATGTTTTCAATCGAATAATCAATGGTTACGTTGACCTCGTTTTGGTTTAAATCTACTTCTTGACCGCCTATAAATAATTTTATCATAACTGGGCGGTTGGTTTATTTGGGTATGTAATTTCAAAAGATACTTCGATATCTGTTGCCCTGTTGTTATCTGTAAATGTTTCCGCGTTGGAAATAGTAACATTTACATACTTACCATTCTCAATGATGTACACCTCAGGGGAATAAAACATTGAGGCAATATATAAAGCGTCCTCATGTGGAATACTACATTTAACTTGCTTTCGTTTGTTTACCCTTTGATTTGTCTTAATGATTGTTTTATCATAACTGTTTGCCTTTGGACTTGCTGCCACGTTCCACGGCTGCGAAATATTGATTATGTCCGCATTGGCGTTTTGCAAGTCTTGTATTAATCCGCGAAATTGGTAACTTTCCGCACCGCCATATTTTCCGAACCAATGCAAATCAATGTTATCGTTGCAGTTTGGCTCAAGAAAAATATCAATACTTTCTGAACGCTGCGTATAATTTCCATCGTATGAACCAACGGACACGGAATAATAATCATAAGCACTTGGAGACGCGGGGAAATTACCCATGTGAAAAATGGCACTGCTTCCAAATATATTAGCTGCACCAACGGACAATGAATATAAATCATTGTTTGCTGAGGAAACAACAAAGTCAACAATCGTTTCCGCGCTTGAGCCTGATTTGGTGTAAAACAAAAACCTTCCAGCATTTACCCCTTTGCCAACAAATGAAAGGAATATATTCCCGTCCTCATTGCATCGCCTGTCTTGGTTATTCGTGGTAAGGAATCTAAAAGGATTTGCCGACGGTTGATAAAAGTCGCTTAGATTAAAGTCGTTATCGTCCCCGTAAAACTGGGAAGGAATAACAAAGCCAGTTGAACTAAATTGACTTGCGGTTGATGTAACAAGAAAGCCCGCACTTGATACCGTTTGGTTCTTTGATACGCAAAACACGGACTTTATAACATCTGTATTCGTTGTTAAGGAATAAGTATCAAGCGTTCCAAAGAAACTTGTTTTGCTGCCTGTCAATGGTGCAACGTCGGAATAAAGAAAGCTTTGGATATTGGTATCAAAGACCGCACTGCTTCCACTTGTTCCCGTTTGAGCGGCAAGAAAAGAACCCGCAAAGCTTCCACCAACGTAAACATCGACTTGCTGCTGAACAACCGCCGAAGGCTCAAGGCTGCGATAAGAAACAGGATAAAGAAGGCTTGATAATGTGTCTGGATTTATCGTGTAACTCATCTGTTTAATATTGATTTGTAATAACTTTCAATAGTTGCCTCAACGCTAAAAGTAATGGCATTCTCAATTAACTCAATAAACTTTGGACTACTTTTTTCAAGTGCTATTTCTATAAAACCCGTTCTTCTTCCCGTCTTTGAATGCTTGATAACACTATTCTTTGTTGGCATTCCTTCTAATTTATGCTTTGATGCAATAGCAAAAGCTATGCCCTTTGCCTCTTTGTCACTTTTCCCCATTCGCCTTTTAACGTAATCAATTAAGCCGTCAATGTACTTACTTGTTTTTCTTCCGCTGCCTGGGTAATAAGGTATTCTGTCAGACTTTACCCCTGAGTTATTTATCGCCATGTAATCAGGAACATATCCTTCAATGACAATGGTTGCAATTTCCTCCCTTATTACCGTTTCCATTTGTTTCACCGCCGACCCTGATAACTCATGCCCTTGTGCCCTCCATTCATTGGCAACCACGGTAATGGCTAAAATACTAATGTCATCCGCTAACTTTTGTAACCCTTCTAACATTCGCTTTTGATTGAAATATTAAAAGTAGCTTGCACGGTTATCAATCTTTGTATTGACGTAAAGGAATCTAAAACAAGATTTACTTGGTCTGGAATACTGTTGGTTGTTTTCGTTGTACCTAATTCCAAAATAAACCTCTCAGCAAAGGCAATCAAGTTTGACCACTTGGTTATCTGTAAAGTTGTATCAACGTCCCCGTTTTCATCGTAGCCTAAAAGGTCATCAAAAAACAAAGTCACTTGATAGGTGTCCCTTCGAGTGACTGGATTGTTTGTCAAGGTTGGCACGGCAAAGAATACCCGTGGAAATATGTTTGTATTATTTTCGCCTTCTTCCGTATATATTTGAGAACGGACGCGGTCTGATGCCCAGCCAAAGGAAAAGCCGTTTAACCCGTTTACGGCGTCGGTGGCTGCTTCGAATATATTTGCTAATTGAACTAAACTCATTTTTTGCTTTTAGATATATCATCGATGACCTTTTCTTCTGCTGCCTTTGATGCAAGGTATTGAAAGACCTGATACAATTTTGCTTTTTCTGCTGATTCCATCGGTGTATAACCGCTTAAATTAAACAATCCTGACTCAGCCACTTTCTTAATTGTCAAGTACCAACCGTATTTTTCATTAAGCCTTTCACTTGCTAATTGAGATTTTCCATCGCCCTTTGAAGCATAGAGGTCTGCAAATCTAAGGTAAATTTCTCGCTTAACTTGGTCAAAAAAAAAGCAACCTCGTATGATGTTTGCAAGGACATTTGTAAAAAGTCGACTTTGTTTTGCTCAAATATTTCGTCGCTGTAATCTTCGCTCAATGGTTTAAGAAGAACAGCCATGATGTTAAGTAATCCCTCAGGTTCACCGTTTTTCACTTGGTTCATTGCCTTGTCATATTGAGCCGCCATTGTAAATTCAAGGAGCGTTGATTTTTCCATTAACCTTTCTGGAAGGGTGTAAACCTTACCATTAAAATCGTACAGTTGTTTATACTTTGTTTCCGTTGGCGTGTTAATGGCATTCATTATCTTACCGTAAATGTAAACAAGGTATTTTAATTCTAAGCTATCTGCCACTTTGCCAAAGCAAGCATCTAAAGGAATGCCTGTAAAATAGTTAACTACCTTTGCCATGTATGGATAACGGACATTTGCCTCCCAGACCTCGTCCATGATTTCCAACCGTGTTGTAAGTTCTTTATCAAGTTCATTCCATTGTTCAATCAAAGGTGGAAGAAAACGACGTACATTATCCTTTACTTCCTGTTCTTGCAGTATTTTGCCTAAGTCGTAAACAAGGTCTATTTGCTCAGCGTTTTTTGTATAAACCTTCAACTTCTTTGCATACGGTAAAATCTTTTGATAAACCGCGTCCCGTTCATTCATGTATTGAATGGCTTCCAATTCAACCTTTGGATGCTCAGGCAAAAGGAACTTTGCAAAGTAGATATATTGTTCCAATGTAATATCCGAAGCCGTCTCAGGATAATTATACTTAATCTGCTTATTACCTATGTTAAATATTACCATTATCTTCTCCTTGCTTTTTTGGTTACGACGGGAATATTATCAGCCAATAAATCGCCATTGGTTTCGGTTGTACTTGGTTTAAAAGGTACTGGCTCTGCTTTGGCATGACTGACAATCGGAAGGCTGGGCGGTCGTGTCCATTCCCTTTTGATTCCGTTCCCTGTGAGCTTCACGGCTTTTTCAAGGTGTCCACGCATTTGCAATAACCTTTTGCGTTGCATTGGCTTATCAATGATTTCCTGAGTAATCTTTTCGATTAAGTCAATGATGATTAACGCTTTTTCTTTATCTGTCATAAGTTTTCTATTTCGTGTTCAACTTCTTCCCAAAAATAATATTCATCTTGGCTACCTGCCACCTCAATGTTCCACTTTTGTTTCAAGACTTCCCGTGCCGCAAACAAGGCACATTGTTTTGCCAATATGGATACAAGGATTTCTTGCCCAAGTTCACCGCCAATGTCTTGAATCAAGTTGTGATAATGGTTAAATAATTCGTTTGCCTTTTCTTTTGGTGTCATATTCTTTTTAATTAAATGCCAATAAATCACTGCCTTGTGCCAGTCTTGAAAATATATACCTAAGGGAATCGCACCCATGATTATCAGCATCTAAGGGCGTTGAACTTTTCTTATCATTCCAAATGTAATTCCTTAACTCATGCTTCAAGTTATACGACTCAGGTGTTACAATGATTTGATAATCCAGCATCTTTTTTATTCCTTCCACGATTGACCCAGCCCCTTTCTCTGCCTTTTGTACATTCAATCCTCTTTGCTGCAAAGCTTCAATCAAACGTGGTTCACTTGTGTCCGCAACAACCATAGCGTTGGGACTAACGAAATGGTTCATTTGCTCAATGACTGCCTCGTATGAAAGGGATTGTTTATAAATAATTTCCTCAACGTATATTTTCTTTGCCCCCTTGTCAACTGCCACCTTGACAAGTGCCAACGGGTCAGGGTAGAAGCCGAAATCTAAGCCGTAACCAAAAGGAAGGCTAATATCGAACTCCCCCTCAACCCAGTTGTCAAATATAACCCCTTGTTTTTTATCCAGCCATTTACCTAAGAATCTGTGCGCGTATGCCTCAATGTTCAACTCCTTTATCTTGCTTACCTTTTCAATGTAATCAATGCTTAGGTTGTGGTAATTATCAAAGTACGTTGTATGTATGTGCGTTATGTCTGGGTGCGTGCTTATCGGTATCATTTGCCCGTCAATGTTATCCATGCGGTGCGATTTTTCAAACCACCGTTTCCAAATCCAATGTTCCACGTCCTGAGGGTTCATGACAAGGATAACAATATTAGGCGTATCAGGCATACGAATACTTTCATCAATGGTATCAAAGTCCTTTTCGCTTACAAATTCTTCAGCCTCATCAACAATGAACACATTTAACTTTGGTATCGATTTTAACTTTGCCGTCTGGTTTCCCGAACTTGTCTTGATACCGGAAAAGATTATTTCGCTCCCTGTGACCTTGTGGCTTATTTGTGCGTTGGTCATTTGAAATTCATCACCGACGCCTAACAAGTCTATCTTTTCCCTGAACTCAGGTATCACGGAAATGTTAGCACTTGATAAGGTGTAACGTGTAAAAAGAACCTTCCAACCCTTGTTGGCAAGGAGCATGTTACAAGCCCAAAGCCCCACGGTAAATGACTTTGCGGAACCACGTCCCCCAGTAATCAGGAAGTAACGTGTCCGAGGTTGCCAAAGGGCTTCATACTTTTCATTTACCTTTATCTGCATTTATAAGGATTATTTAGATTTGCTCCTCATATAAAATATCTAAGCCATATTGCAAGGCAACTTGATGTTCAATTTGACAACCTCTTGCATTTTCCCAGCCTTTTGCAAAATAAACAACATTACAATGAGCCATTTTCTCAAGTGCTTTTGCTAAATAATAAACAGGTACTTGAATTACGCCTACATGATTTAATTTAATTTTTGCAAACCATTCATCTTTGAAATAAGTATTTACAACTTCAAAGTTTTCTTTTTTTGCAAATTCCAAAAACTTGTTTCTTGTTTCTAAAATCTGTTTATCAGTTAAGCCATTCATCGGTTGGCTAATCATTATTTTATTCATTTGCCTTATCCTTTGTAAAAATTATCGTTGGCACGGTGACCTTTTCCCCTTGCGTCGTTATGTCAATGTTCTGCTTGCTTTTCCCGTATGCCCTATCAAGGAGCAACTGAGCCGCCTTAATGTCACCCTTTGCCGCCTGTTCCCTTAGCTTCATGATAATCGCTTCGGCTGCCGTGATACCGTCCTTTTCCTGTCCCATGACATTTGCCATTATAAGGTCAAGGGCTGGAAGTTTCTTAGGGCGTCCGTTGGGGTTGCCCGTTTCTCCTTTCTTCCAACGTGGTTCAATCTTTCCTCTTCCTCCCATATCGTTGTTATTTCGTTGTTTTGTATTCAAAAGATACTGTAATCCTATTTTCTGAACCAAATGAAATATTGCCAACATTTCTTTTTAAATCTCCTTTATGTGGTTTATTTCTTCCAAAACTTTTACAAATCCATTCTTTTGATTTTTTTAAACTGTTTATTAAATTAGGCTGAGAAGTTACAATACTAAATCTATTTTTTTGACTAAAATATATTTTTGCAATTTCATTTAAAATTCTACCTCCAATTCCTAAACCTTGATAATCAGGAAGAACAACAAGTCTATGAACCTTTTTCATATTCTTAACTTTAGCATGAGGAAAATGTAAAACGCTAATAAAACCAGCTATTTCGTCATTAATCATGCAGACAAAAACATTTGCAGCATTATTATGACTTGAATTTAAATAGTGATACTTACTAAACATTTTCCATATTGATTTATCTGTTGCTTGAAATAATTCAAATTTAATGTCAGGTCTTTTTTTTTATCAGAATGCTTTATAAAAGTCATTGTGTCGGTGTTAAAAACCCAATCAGGCATCAACCATTCCTCTATATCAAAATGACAAGAAACAGCGATAAACTTTTTATCTGTTTTCCTGATTGCCTTCTGCGTAGCAAAAGAACCAATCTTTGCAATCTGTCTATCTACAACGCTCGTAAATTCATCAAATACAAATAAATCATTTTTTTGCAATATCGCTTTGGCTAAATCTACCCTCATTTTTTCTCCATTACTCAATACTTGATATGGCTTCAGCCAACTCGGTGGGCTGCTGAATCCAACGCTACTAAAAGTATTTGTAATTTCTTCAATGGAACAATCTTTAGGCATATCGTCCAATATGCTTTCGCTTTTATAATCAAAATTGGTAATATAACTTTCTGGAAACAACTGTTTTGCAATCGTTGTTTTTCCTGTACCGCTTTTGCCAACTATTAAACCAATTTGCCAATCATCATCAATATCAATACTACCTTTAAACCTTTCGGTTATATGGTTACTTTGTAAATCAAATCTTCCTATTACACTTGCAATGCGAAAAGATTCTTTAGGCTTGATTTCTTTTATAATGTCAAAAGTCGGCATTCGTAATTCTGTTCAATTAGTTTATTATACGTTTTTTCTTGCTCTTGTTCATCTTTACAAATAACTTCAATCTTAAACATTGACTTTATTTTATCAGACAAATCTTCCATTTCTAATTCCTCCACCGTGTCAAACTGCGGTATATCCAATCCCCATGCCTCCAAGTCAACAACCTCCCAATCGTTTGCCAACGTGTCCCAGTCCCATGAACCCGTGTTTGCATTTAAACGTATGTTCAACTCCTTTTCATCTGCCTCGTTCAAGTCAACGATAACACATTCAATTTCCTTGATGCCAAGTTTCTTAAGTTCACGGACACGGAAATGACCGCCGACAATGTACCCCGTTTGTTTATTGAAAATAATCGGTTCAACCAATCCAAACTTTTCAAGGCTTTCTTTCAAATGCTTTTCCTGCTTTGCCGTGCTTTGCCGTGGGTTGTACGGTGCGGGGATTAAGTCAGCTATTTTCTTTTTCTCGATTATCATGCCTCCCTACTTTTTAAAAACATTTGAAAAACTTCATTTAATGTTCTTTGTTTATCTGCTTGTTTTTGCCATAATCCACTAAAGTAATTTAAATAAAATTTATTATTTGCAAGCCATTCGCTAAACTCGTTCATTAATTCAATGTCAATGTTCATGATTTTTTCTTAAGCAAGTTTTTAATAATCTTTTTGTAAACCTTTACTTCAAGTTGCAATTCCTCCTTTTGCTTATAAAGAATATTATTAGCGTCCTTGTAATATTTTAATTGTTCTTCTATTTCCAAATAATCGACTGAGGGTTGGGGAACATCAGTTTTATATTCAATTACGGGAATATTTAAATAAGGAATCCTTTGCGCCGATGACGGAACGCCTGGAATCCATTCAGAACTGTACAAAGATTCTTCATTGATTTCTACTGTTGAATAATCAAAATCAGAACCTATCACATTGTCTCCTCCTGTTACCATTTTATAAATAGTTTAATACTTTTATCCTTAATTCATTTACCGTTATCAAATCCCTTTCTTCATACAACCATTCGCGCCCAACCTTCAAGTCTGCAAAGTAAGTGTCATCTTTGTCCAAAGCCTTAGTAAATTTGTTGCTTAAATCCTGTTCATCTTTGTAAGTCCTTACCGATGGAATGCAAAACTCCTTGATTTCCTCAGGCGCGTATGAAATACAACCAGCTACCAACATCTCCATTGCAAAATTATTTGACTTCGCCTGATTGAAATTGTCAATGGTTAAAGGGAAAACGCCATAATGTGGCGCACTGTTTTTTATAAGTTCAAAATACTGGAAAAGGGAATTGTTCCATGGTAATACTTTTATATTTGGATACAAGGTTTTGCCCAACCACTCAGGAATACCAATGAATGCAACCTCCGTGTCCTTGCGCTTGCTTATCGCCTTCCAAAAGGTATCCACGGTCTTTAAATCCTCGATATGTGTCATTGAGCCTCGCCAGATGATCCTCTTTTGCTTTGTTTGTAATTTGTTATTACCAACGGGAACAAACGGCGTAACTTGAAAATCAATAGCATTAGGAATAACCATGATTTTACTTTCATCAAAGAATTGTTTGTAAAACTCCTTCAAGAAAGGGGTTGATACCATTAGGTAATCGGCGTACATGAAAGCCTTTTCAACTGATTCTTTTACCTTTGTTTTCCCGAAGTGCTCCGACGCTGGATTCGCAAGGTTTACTTCGTGCAATAGGTCGTCGTGGTCTAAAATAATCTTCTTACCCATTTTCCGCGCCTCAGCTATCATCGATAACATTCCGTCACCGTTTGGACGTTGGAAAAGTAAAACATCGACGTCAATAAAATCGTACCATTTTACCGTTTCAGGATTAAGATATTTTACCGTTAAGTTTGCCATTTGCGAGCGAAGCCGCTGGAATGGATTAACCGAACGGTAATAGTCGGTCGTTGGGCTACTCAGGTTTACAACTATGCCTAATCTCATTTCTTTTGTTTTTCGTATGTGTCTAAAAGAAGATGTAAGACTTGTTCCATTGAGTGACGGACTTTAGTTTCCTTCCAGAGATTGAATTGTAAATCAAGTAACTTGTTCCTTATCTTTTCGTCTCGATACGAAACGCTGAAAACTGATGATATCCCTTTATTAGCATTCATTTTTTTGCTCTTTTAATTTGTAATAACGTTCCATTTGGTATTTATTTACCCTCTCTTTGTTTGCTTGATACCATGCCTGGTTTTTAATCCTTTTCTCAGCCTTCTTTTCAGCTGATTGATTTTTGTGATAAAGCCTAAAATATTCCTTTTGTTTTTTCTTCTGGTAATCGGTCATATTTTCCCGATATTGCTTTTGATACTCAGGTGTCATAGCTAAAAAGGAAAGTCTGATTCAGGTTTAAAAGTCGTTGCCTCCGATACCTTTGGGTTCTCAACCCCAGCCGTTGGCTTGCCTCCAAATTCAAGTGAATTAACCATGCAACGAATAACCGCCGCCGCTTCCCCGTTTTTCATATAAGCATTCACGCCGCCAGATCCTTCCACGACTACAAATGTACCTTTGACAATGTGAGGCGCAAGCTTTACACCACGTTCACCCCAAATTGAGCAAGTAACCCAGATTGTTTTCTCCGATGGTGTTGGGCTATATACCTTTTCCGTATGAGCCACGGAGAAAGAACAAACGGTATTATCGCCTACGTTTTTTATTTCTGCGTCTTGACCAACGCGACCACTTATCACTAATTTTATCATATCTTATTTTCTTTCCACAAATATAAGTTTATTTTTTTAATAAAATAAAATTTGTTTTTAAGTAAATTTATTATCTTTGTGGTGCAAGGTGGCGAAATGGTAAACGCAAGGACAGCGTAATTGCTTATAAAATGGTTTCCGAAAAGTTGTGGGTTCGATTCCCACCCTTGCCACAAATGTTGTTCCCTTGAGAAAGGAAGATTGCGGAGATGAACAGTAAGCTCACGACACCGAGGGGTTCTCTCCCTCAAATTTAGCAAGGTGGCGGAATGTAGACGCATCGACTTAAAAGTGAGGATTTGGCAATATTGGTTAGTGGCTGAACACCTTGTTTAAGAAGATAAAATAAATCACACCAACTAAAAAGGTTTATGCTGGTATCGAATCCAGCCCTTGCACAATTAAAAACAAAGAAATGATTGATAACAAATTCTTTTTTGAAAAATCCGTTGAACTTGGTTTCACTACCCGCGACTACGAGCCACTTGTAAACTTGCATACCAACGGCGCAAGGGTTTTGCAATATCTGGGCTGCGAATCTGTTTTTGAATTTGGTTCTGGACTCGGCTTCTTTCTTTCAGCATGCCAGCGTGTTGGATTGGATAATCATGTGGGCTATGACATTAACCCGTATGAAAGGGATTTTGCAATTAGTAAAGGTATTAATCTTAATAATTACATATTAGCTAACAATCAAGATTTTAGTTTATTTTTTAATAAATACGATGCCATTTATTCGACTGAGGTATTTGAACACATGACCGACGAAGAAATATCTAAGGTTATGCCTGTGTTATATGAAGCCTGTAACAAGTATTTTTATTTCACGTCAACGCCTCATGCAACGACGCCAGAATGGGACGCTGAATGGGGACATATAAACTTAAAAACAAAAGAACAATGGATTGCCTTGTTTAATCGGTTTGGTTTTGAGTTCCTTAGGGACGCGTATGAAGTGACCAGCTGGGGATTATTATTTGTAAAAAAGTGAGAATGTAAAGGAAATTTAGTATATTTACATATTCTTTTGAACGGTCTGGACAACATTCAAAAGATATTTGGGACAATATCCGCATTGTTTCACTAACCCGATAGATGTCCAGCTGTCGGGTTTTTTTTATTATATTAAAATGGAATTAAGATTAAATTTAGAACTTGAAAAAGGTTTAACGGCTGACCAGTTCTATTTACTATGTCACTTAGGAAATTACATGAATCACAAACGTGAAGCAAGTGTAAGCAATGCAGACCTAAGTAAAATTACAGGTTTCGGAGAATCAAAACTACTGAGGGTAAAAAACGAATTAAAGGAAAAAGATTTACTAAAGATAAATTATTCCTATGATGAAAAGTATGGAGGTCAAAAATCAAACACCTATTTAATCAATACAAAAATCATTGAGAAATTATGAATACTTGCACAAATAAAACAAAAAAGTATTTTACTCAAATACCTAATGACTTAATAAGAAATTCAAGTATATCAGATAGAGCAAGATTTTTGTATTGTTATATGTCTTCAATGTCTGAAGACTGGCAATTTTATCAATCTAAAATGGCTAAAGATTTAGGGTATTCTAAAGATACTTTAAGAAAATATCTTGATGAATTAGTTTCGACAGGATATTTGAAAAAAACCCAAAGACGAAGCGAATTAGGAAGGTTTGATAGTTATGATTATGTAATAGATTTTATACCAAATCCAGATTTCACCGTATCGGAAAAAACCCGCAACGGTGAAATTCCGTCACGGAAAAATCCTACACTTAAGAAGAACAATTTTAAAGAAGAACAAATTATAAAGAATATCAACTTAGAAGAAGATGTATTTGAAAATCTTTCAGATTTTACTTCATTCGAAAAAATTACTATTGATGATTCTCAAAGTTCCAAAGTAAACCCGTTTACAATTGTTGCTAAGTTGCAAAGTGAAAAAGAAAGAAAAATTGTTGCGCCGCAAAAAGAAAGAAAAGCCGACGCCGAGCCCAAACCCGAGCGCAAGCCCAACCCGACTTACGAAGCCTTTACCGTGTTCTGTCAAACATTTGAGCAATTATCAGGGGCGGCGTATCCCACGGACCAAAAGGGAAATTATATCATGAGCCCCAAAGATGCTGGAGGCATGGTTTACCTTTTGCGTTGGATTGAAAAAGTTGATAGAAATAACGATACGAATGAGGCATTAAAAGTATTTTTACAAGCCGCTTGGAGCCTGCCTGACAAATGGTTGAAAGCAAATTTTACTCCAGCTATTTTATACGGACAGGCGGGGAAAATATACACGGCTTACCAAACGTCTTCACCAGCTGCAAAGAAAAAGGCGTATGACGATGAAGTTGACAGGCTATTGGCTGAGGCTATGAAGAAATATCAAACACAATAAAAACCAACCTATATGAATTTACCAGCCATTGCAATGACAATCGAAGAAAAGATACAGGATATTCAACTTGTAATCGACAATCGAGAAAAAAGATTATTTAAAACAGGCATTGTTGAAAGCCTGCCCAAAATTAACCAAGTCGTAAAACAAATCCTTCCCCTGTACGGCATTGATGCAAGTCCAGAACACTTGGTTGAGGTGACGCAGTTCATTACCACTTACAAATTGATAGCGGTTGATGAAATAAAACTTGCTTTTGAAAAATTTGCAAGGCAAGAATTGAAAATTGATGACCACAAGTTATACGGCAAAGTTGACTTGGCTGCCATTGGGCGAATCCTTACCGCTTATATCAACTGGCGGCAAAAGGTTTATTTTACCGTGGATATGGAAGATGAAAAGAAACGGGCAAAGTTACAGGAAGAACAAAGACAGGTTGAGGCAAAGCGCAAGTTTTACGCCGAATTTCCCGAAATGCTTTCAGGGTTTAAGGGTGAAAGCTACGAAGATGTGCCAGCCTATTGGTATGATGCTGCAATGGAGGCTGGGTTAATCGGTTACGCCGAAGGGGAAAAACGCGCCATTTGGGAAGAGGCTCAGGAAATAGCAAACAAACAAAAGATACAAGCAGACAGTTACATTGATTTTAAAACCCAGTTGCATCGGGCGGCTGAGGAAAACAAGAAGAGGGCTGTTATCATAGCGCAAAAGTTGGCGGTCTGGAGGATCGTTTTAAATAAGGCATAATTTTCATGCAATCTGGTTTTCATGGTGGGGTATTTTGTGTACCCCACTTTTTTTTAAAATAATGTTGTAAATATTTTTTTATATAAATAATTATAATTAAATTTACATATTGAAAATAACAAAAACAACCAATCATGAAAAAGCAAATGACAGTTAGAGAAATTAGAAGATTATTGTTTGAAACAGACAAATACACCGTAATAGGTGAGGATGAAATGACAAACAAAGAAAGCCGCGATTTTCTATATGCCATAGATAATCAAGACAAAACTTACAATGTTATTGACGAAGGTTCTCACCTTCTTATCTGGAACTAATTTTTACTTTTAAAACAACCAATCATGACAACAATGACCGACGTTAAAAACAGATTAGACAAAGTTCAGGATTTAGTTATGAATCCAGAATTTATTAAATCAGTTGCAGAAACTTTAGAAACAAATGGTTGCAGCGCTGAAGAATGGGAATCAAACAAAGTATATTTCCTTATGACTTTTGCATGGAATTATTTAAATAAATTAGAAGAAAATAATTAATAATAAACGGGGTGCAGCATCCGAGCCAACTGCATTTTAAAACAACCAATCATGAGTATTACAAAATTTACCGTCAAATGTGCCCTTGACAAAAAACTTGGGCATTTTGTCCATGTTATTTTTTCCCACGGCTTTGGCTTGTACGGGCAAACGTCGACACATTCCCCTGAGGATAACATTGAGATCTATAGCTGGATATTTGAGCCTGAGGATATTGATTTAGAAAAATATCCAATAATTAACCGTTTTAACCTCATGCCCCTTGTCGCTGAAAACGAAATGGACTGGAAAATATTAATAAATCAATCAATTTAAAAACAACCAATTATGGACACTTTACCAACCACACTTACAGACAACGCTTTGACCAGGTATTACGAACTTCGTATTAAATACCTTGAAGGCGAAAAAGAACGCTTGCAGAATGAAGCAAGATTTGATTACCTGGTTACATTGGACTTTTGGATTTACGCGCAAAGAATGATTGAAAGTTATGTAATATTTCATAAGGAATCACCACACGAATATTATCTTGATATGCTTAAAACAATATTGAAAAATTTAGAATCGCACAATGAAAAGGCTGAGGATACCTCAATAAATCGATTAAGACTTGAGGTTATCACCAGATGCAATGAAGCAATTGCAAAATGCGAACAAATCACAGCAGCAAGATGAAAATACAAGACTTTGCGTTAAACGCCTCAATCACCGTTTGCCCTTCCCACATTGTTGAGCCTGATCATTTGAAAAGATGGTGGAGGCAAAAAGGGGTCGGTGAACTTGAAAAATGGTTTGTCTCAGGAAAAGCCGTTCACTACAATGACGAGATAGACTGGAAAAAAATAAGTAACCATAAAAAATCCTTATGGTACGATTCTCAAAACTTTCAAATTCAAATGGGAAATGAATATTCTAAAAGGCAAGGTTAAATACACGGCAGGCAAAGTTTTTGAAGGGCAATACGGTCCCTCAATCAACGCCGCCATTACATTGGATAACGGTACGGACATCCGTGTTTACGGCAAACCAGACGATACAAAGTTAATGGCATTAAAGAAAGACGATGTCGTTACGATTATCCACGACGGCAAAAGTTACAAGGTTGCTTTTGACATGGTTACGGCGAACGAAATACCCGAAAAGGTACAAACACCCACGGAACAAACGAACGTGCAACAGGCGGCAAATGTAGCCCCTAAAACGAACGGGAAATTAACGGCTGAAGAAATAAGCGAAAAGGCAACCTTTATGACTGGTATTTACGCCGACATATTTCACCAGTTGCAAGCCTCAGGATTAGAACCAGCGCAAGCGCAACCAGCAGCAGCCACTATCTTTATTCAAATTGGAAAATTCTTTTAATCTCATATTGGTATGTTTTGCCCCAGCCTGAAAAATGGCTGGGGATTTACCAATACAAAAACAAAAATCATGAATGACAAAAATTTAGATAGACAGGCAGACAATATGTTATATAATGTTAATGACACGATTTCTATTCTTGTAAGAAAAATCGAAGAACTTGAACAAGATTTGATTGAATTAGAAAAGCAACACGAACAGTCTTTAAAAGTAGAATTTGAAAAAGGGTTCGATGAAGGTGTTAAACACATTAATCAATTAATAATGAGCGATGAAAAATTCCCATTTTAAAAACAAAAATCATGACAGAGCAAGAAGAAAGACAAATGTCTATTGAGTATCTTGTAAAAAAAATTAATCAACTTGAAAAAGATTTGATTGAAATACAAAATTGCGAAGAATCTATAAAACTGGCTTTTGATAAAGGATACAAAATTGGGCTAAAAGATGGATTAATTAGCGAGAAAGATTCCCATTTTAAAACAAAAGAATAAAATAAATTAAGATGACAGACCAAGAAGAAAAATTAATATCAATTGAATATCTTTTAGATATTATTGAAGATTTTTTAAATGATAAATACCCTTATGATTTATCAATATTAGAACAAATTTCAATAAATGCAAAAGCAAAGCATCAAAAGGAATTAAGCGAAGCTTTTAAAGAAGGGTATGCTAAAGGTTATACAGATCATGCAAATTTAATAAACATGTTAAATAAATAACAATGCTACTTCCAAAACCATACATATCAGTGAGCCAAATAAATCTTTGGTACAGTGACCGCCAAAAGTACATTAATCGATACTTTTTAAACCTTCCTGAAGAACCTTCCATTTACATGAACTTTGGCAAACAGTTTGCCGAAGACACGGAGGCGTATATCAAAGATGGAATAATCATGGATACCTTCCCCGATTTTTACATTGAGAAAATACGTCCCATGAAAGGGCTTGAGGCTGAGAAAGAAATCAGCCTGAGCATTAACGACATTCAAGTCAAAGGTTTCATTGACGCCTGGGACGTTCATAATAACAGGGTAATTGATTTTAAAACATCAGGAAAGCCTTGGACAATCGACACGCTGAAAACAAGCCTTCAAATGAAAGTTTATTCCCTTGCTATGTTTGTAAATGGTGACCAGATCCCTGAGTGTCAAATCAACTGGCTGGGAACAAGGAGAATGAAAAACGGATTAGAATTTACAGGCGAAAGTTTTGAATTAAATTATACCTTTGAAATGGATGAACTTTTAAAAGCCATTGTTTTGATTGAGCAAACTTGCAAAGAGATAAGCGAGGTTTATAAAGGTTTTATAAATAAATACTAATGAAAGAAGCAATTCGACACAATGAAAATAAAATACGTTACGACCTTTGCCCAGCGATAGCGCAAAGGGAATACGCAAAGGTTTGGACTAAAGGACTTGAAAAATATCCTGCCAGAAATTGGGAGAAAGGGTTTTCGTTTTCCGTTGTCATTGCCTCCGCAATGCGTCACCTTGAAGCCATGCGACTTGGTGAAATGATAGACGAAGAAAGTGGGCTTTTGCACTCCGCGCACTTGATGGCAAATGCAGCTATGTTAACCGAGTTTTATTTTACTCATCCAGAACTAAATGATTTAAAGAAATGAGCAAACCAACGGTAGTTCAATATTTAATAGAGGTATTACGGGTAAATGCTGGAATACGAGTTTCAAAACAGTTTCAAGAAGAAGTTTTAAAAATGGAAAAACAAATGATAATAGATGCTTATTTAGCAGGATATTCAACAACTGAAAATCAAGGAGATTCAGAACAATATTACAACGAAAATTACAAAAACCAATAAAATGATTTTAACAGACAAAACAATTATCGACGAAATCGCAGCTAAAAACATCGTTATTGAACCATTAACTCTTGAAAACATTGGTACAAACAGTGTTGACTTAACTCTATCTAACACTTTGTTAATGTATACCGACCATGTTCTTGATGTCAGGAAAAAGCCTCAAACGGTTGATATTATTATTCCCGATGAAGGATTAATTTTAAAGCCAGGTATCCTTTATCTTGCCTCAACTGTCGAATATACGGAGACACTTCGCCACGTTCCAATTATTCAGGGCAAATCATCATTAGGCAGGCTTGGTTTATTTGTCCATATAACGGCAGGATTTGGGGATGTAAATTTTAAAGGACATTGGACGCTTGAACTGGCTTGCATTCAGCCTGTCAAAATTTACCCAGGAATGAAAATAGCCCAAATCTGCTACCATGATATTTCTGAAATGCCTTATACCGACTATGCATCAAAAGCCGATGCCAAGTATAAAAATCAGGGAAGTAATCCAGTTGCCTCAAAAAACTATTTAAACAAATAGCCATGACGGAAAAGCAAAGAGATAAATTATATTTGTTTAATCTTACTATTTTATTTATAACAATATTGGTTAATGTAATTAATTTCTTGCTAAGATGTATCTTTCATTATTTAAAACATTATGTATGACTGAAAAGCAAAGAGATAAATTGCACGAACTAAATTTTTATGTTTGGTTTATGGTATCAGTATTTATGGGTTTAGGTTTATTTGCCGATTTGATTTATTTTTTAGTAAACAAATAGCCATGACACCAGAGGAAAAAAAAGCATGGAAATCGGAGTATATGAAAAAATACTATCGAAACATGAGCGATTATCAAAAGGAAAAAAGGCGGTTAAAAAACCTTGAGAACAAAAAAAGGAGATACGAGGAGAATAAAATAAGCTGTAAGAATAAAAATTACGATAAATTCAAGGCTTATTATTACAAAAACATTAAAAAAATAAAGGCTTATCAAGCCGAATATCGCAAAAAACAAAAAGAAAAAAAAGAATCATGTTAACAGAAAATGAAAAACAAAAATTGATTAAGGATTTGGCGCTCATCATTGTAGCTGCTGGAGGCATTGTGACTTTATCCTATGCCATTTACTTTATTGTTGACACGCTAAAAAAATGGTACTAATGAAATTTGAAATAAAATACAATGACAGGCGAATGATTATTGAGGCTGAAAATGCTGAAAAGGCGCTGGAACAATTTAAGGAATTAAAAATAGATGTGCAAAACTTTGAGATAAGCATTGCAAAGTTTGGCGAATACAGGAAATAAATGTGAAGTAGTAAGTTGTTAAAAGTGTTGTTTTTGTCCCGTATCTAATTGGTACGGGATTTTTTTTACATTTATTTTTGTAAATATTATTATTTGTAAATATTTATATATAAATTTACGTATTGAAAATAAAAAACAAACCAGCATGAAAGTTAATGAAGTAAAAGTCCAGTATTCAAAAAAAATAATTGGCAAAGTATCAAATAGTCAAACTGCTGCTGATTACTGTAAAAGTATTCCAGAATTTGAAAATAGGATGGAATATCAGGAGGTTTTTGCCGCTGTATATATTGATACCGCTAACAATATTTTGTGCCATCAAATTATAGGAATCGGCACAATATCAGCAGCAATGGCAGATATAAGAATAATAATGTCAACCGCTTTAAAGACATTAGCAACTAAAATTTTATTATGCCATAATCACCCATCAGGAAATTTAAAACCTTCAGATGCTGATATTAAGCTAACAAAAGAAATAAAGAATGCAGCTTTATTTTTTAACATACAAGTTATTGACCATATTATTTTAACAAAAGAATCTTATTTTTCTTTTGCAGACAACTGTATTTTATAATTAACAACTAAAAAACAAACCAGAATGGAAAAGAACATTTACACCGTGATGTATTTTGGCAATGCCAAAAGGTATCAAGATTTATGCGAAGAAGTAGCCGCTTATAGCAAAAGACACGCTGTTGAAAAGGTTTATGCCAAAATGCGTAACGAAGATTATTTCCCAGATGATTTCTTCCTATGGGGAGGGCTTGTTAAGGATTGCGACGGCAATGTGATTGCAGATGCAAGCGACGAAACTATCGAGTATGATGGAGGTCATTTTTATGCAGAACTAAAAATAGTTGAATAATGAAAGAGCCAATAATTGAGACATACGTCCCACAAAATAAAAGGCTGCCTTATCAGGTAGCTACTGGCTTAGGTGTTGCTTTTGTTATTGGGTTGATTTATTCCCCAATAAATACCCAATACAATTATACTTCCTTTGTTCCTTTAATTCAAAGGGACACGGTTTACGTTCACAAAATTACGTCACTTACTATTCAGGGTAAAGAGGAAAAAAAAGAAGTTGATGAAAGCGCCTACGGTTCACGCTCGTATGGCTGGGAGGTGCGCAAGCTATCAGGCGAACAACTTAGGCAAACATTGGAAGGTAGAGGTTTCAGGAATTTAAAAGGAGTTGATAGGTCTAAGCTTCGTCGTATATACCTTGCTTATTGCTATGAAAGTATGTTAATGAATGTACATGTTTTAACAGATTTCCCTGTATCAATGATTTATTCTTTTTTTATCATTGAGGCAACCAGTCAAGGAATCGAAACAGAACTTTGGAGATTACACGCGAACGCTGGAGGAGTTAAGGCTCTTAAAGGTCATGGCACTGTGACCTACAAAACACGCGAAGTTATCAGAGGAAGAAACAAGTTTATTAAGGCTAAATTTATGAGCGCGGAAACAACGGAAGAAGGTATGAACCTTTGGGCTGGTGTTCTTAACTCTGGAAGATACGCCGCCTGTAAAAAGGCAAATTACAAAATCAAAGGGATAAAGTTGTACGAATCTATTTGTAAATGCGTTTACAAATCGGGCTACCATACCGACAGGGATTACAAATTCCGTGCCTCATTGATGGCTGAGTACTGGCAGATAAAACGGGATAACTTCCCTTTGAAGAAAGAATACAATGTTTTTTGAATTATTTTTTATTTATTTTTGTAAATATTTTTTTGTTTCATAATTTGTTTTTATATTTACATATCGAAACAAACAAAACGATATTTTACCACTTAAAAAACAACAAAATGACAACTTCAGAATTTACAACAATCGCAACTTTAAGATTAAGCGCTTTACCAACTAACGATTTGATAGTTGAATTAAAAAAATTAATGAATGATTTTACATCAGCTGCAAACATGGTTCAGGATATTGTTTTAGATATATTGATGGAACGTTTACCAGAATCTGAGTTTATTGAATTATGTAATAGTTTATAATATTTCACAGGGCAGTCCCCCAGCTGCCCTACTTTTTTCAACCACTAAAAAACAAAAAACAAATGGAAAAGAATTTCACCAACACTCAATTTCGATGGACTTTTGAAAGCATCAGCGACAACATTCCTACAATTATGCTTTTGACAATCATTCTTACCTACGGTATCAATGCTTATTTGACCGCCATATTTTTACCAATTAACTTTTGGGTTGCAATCACCGCTTCAACCATTTTACAACTTGGACGCTTTGCAGTCGTTTTCATGGACTTTCTTAACCCTACCAAAGGTAGAAGCCCTTTCCCACCTAAAATAGCATTAGGCGCAACGGTAATAGCCTTAATCGAAGTTTTCTTCGGGTTAATGGAAAAGTATTCTGGAGCGGAATTTATTACCATGTTCTTTTTTGTTGGAACAATCGTATGTTTTGGATACCTTTTAGAAATAAACTTTGTTAACAAAGGGGTTGAGGCTTATGGTTTAGTTGAGTCAAAAGTAATCAAAAGACGCAAAAGAAGGGTCGTTGTAAAAAAAGTCACGGAAGATACACCAAAAGAAAGTAAGGGTTATGTAACTTCGTTCCAAACGATAACACTTTGAGGACATACATCGGGGTTGACCCAGCGATTAGAATAAACGGAATGGCGGCTTGCGTCATTCAAGGCAAAGAGGTAAAATTCACGAAATACAAAAGGTTCGTGGATTTTATCCTTGATGTTCCAAAGTGGACGCAATACGAAAACCCTGTTGTACTGGTGGAAGATTCCAGCCTTCAAAACTTAACCTTTCACAATTCTATTAACCGCGCTATTCTTTCCAAGATGTCTCGTAATGTAGGCATGAATCAAGGCGCAAGTCGTATAGCGTATGAATGGATAAAGGAAAATGGATACGAGGGTTACAACATAAGCCCAGAGCAAAAAGGGAAGAAATGGGGAAAGGAAATATTTTTAAAAATCTTCCAAAGCGAAGGTTACAAATTTGAACCAAATTTTAAAACCGCCAAAATAAGTCAGGATGAAATAGATTGCTTCACCCTTGCTTTACAAGCTAAAAATTACCAAAAACATGAAAAGAAATAATGAATTAATCGACGGCATTGAAATCAGCACATGGAAAGAAATTGAAATGATTGCTAAAACTTACCCGAAACCGATTAGATTTTCAGACGGTGTAAATAGTAAAATAGCATTATTAAAGTTTTATCTTGAGCCTTTGCTCCCAAACTTAGACCCGCCAATGATGGCAATGGATAAAGGTAGAATGTTAACGATTGCATATCGTTTATACAAATCCTCAGACGGTGACACGGTCACAAATTTATCTTTGAAAATTATAAATCAAATTATAAACTAAGAAATTGATTACGTTTGTTTTATGTTAATTAGTTTAGGAGTGGTGAAAATCGGGGGTGACATTTGCGTCGCCCCTTTCCATTTTAAAACGTAACCCCTTGCGTCTTCGCATAATCAACCACCGCCCGTGCATGACAAAGTGCCAACGTATTCTGGAAGGATGGGTCAAACATCATTAACGCATCCTTGTAATTGGTAAAGAACCCGTTTTCAGACAGAACGGCTGGCATATTTGTTTGGCTCAGTACAAAGAAATTAGCCTCCTTGTCTGGGTCATTATCAATCGTATCCATTCTATAAACCCATTTTGGGAAAGCCTCTTTTACCTCATTGAATAGGAAGGTGGCGTAAATATCAGCCTTTGTTTGTCCTATTGACGTAAACACCTCGAAACCCCTTGCCGTTGGTGTTGCCGCGTTGCCGTGGATGCTAAGGTACAACGAAGCTTCATAATTCTGGGCGTTGATGTTTGCCTTTGCTACGCGCTTTGTTAGGCTAACATCGATAACAGGGTCATAAACATTAATGACAGACATTCCCCAGTCCTTTAAATACTGCTCAATCTTTGCCGCCACTTCCCTATTGAAAACGCCTTCAAAGAACCAGCCGTAGCCGTGGAACATTGAGTTGTTGTGCTGGAAGCACTTAGACGGGTAGGTTGTGTAATTAAAAGGTAACTTTTTCTTTGCATCAACTCCACCATGACCCGCGTCAAGAAATACACAAAATTTATTTGCTTTCATAATTTACAATTTTAAAGGGAGGCATAAATCAATATACCTCCCTGAAGCCGCATAAGGTAGCGATTCTCTGCGCCTATAATTTAAATCCGATGAGCGAAAAAGCAGCTGAAATAATAGAAAATTTGGGTGGTAAACTCACCGAAATCTCCTTCCCAGCACATTCGCGGCTTGTCTCCTTAATCTTGTCCCAAATGATTTGAGCCAACTGGATATATTCACGCCATGTGAATTTTACCTTGTTGCCTTCAAGATGAACATTTATCTCCGAGGCTAACTCCGCAAAGTTCATTGAGTAACAAGCCACATCGCCCATTGGTGACTTTATTCCATCTGCATTTTTAAGGGCATCTTTTAAATTAGTTTGCATATTATTTGTTTTTAACGTCTGAAAAATCTAAGAATAATTGTACCAATATTTGTTCCAGTTATGGATTTTATATTTTCCGAAATACTAAACAATTCCGTAGCTGCAATAATGAAGCTTACAGAATACGTTATCTGCGATGGCAGTTGGAAGGTTATACTTGCCCCGTGAAAAATCATTATACCGCAGAAATAAGTTACCACCTTTTGCGATGTCCTGTACAATCCTTTGCTCGTTATAGGCTCATTCCTTTTCTTTGCCGCAAGGATTCCCGTGACTGTGTCTGCAAAAACGACAAAGATTGTAAAAATTAAAAAATGTTTTATGGGAAGGAAAAACGAGAATAGCACTCCGCAGCAAATGGAATAGGCAATGCCATCGTAACCAAGTTTAAAAATGTTGTAGATAACTGCTTTCATTATTCAAGTTTTATTAACCT